CTTTTGGAGATTGATTTCCTCCTGCTGCTACTGCTGCAGAACCTAAACCAAAACCTGAAAGATCACCTCTTGCTGTTCCCATATCAGCAACTTCAGTCCAAGCACTTCCGTCCCAACTCTCTGTTCCTGCAACAGAAGGTTGTCCAGGATTTGCTCCACCAAAATAAAGCGCTAAAGTTTGTATCCCTGCTCCTGCTCCTGCTTGCATAGCTACATTTAAATTTGCTAATTCAGTCCAACTTGAGCCATCCCAAGATTCAACATTTGCATTACCTCCTGGTCCACCACCAAAAACTAATGCAGCAGTTTGTGGAGCTTGACCAGCATATCCCATAAAAGATCTTCCATTATTTAAATCCCCAACTTCAGTCCAACTTGAACCATCAAAAGTTTCAGCGTTTGCTGTACCACCTACTCCTCCAGCAATAAGAGTTGCTGTGGTTGATCCTGCTCCTCCAGAAGCATATCTAGCTGTATTTACATCTCCTGTTTCAGTCCAAGTTGATCCGTTGTAAGTTTCAACATTTGCTACAGCAGTAGATGTTTGACCTGCATTAGTTATAGCTGCTGTCTGTGATCCTACAGTAGCACTATATTGTCTTGATGTATTAAAATCTCCGCTTTCTGTCCAAGAACTACCATCATATTCTTCAGTTCTACCACTAAAAGGAGGTGGTGCATCTCCTCCACAAACTAAACCTGATGTTTGTATTCCAGTTCCATGAAGATTTTGTCTTGCTGTATTAAGAGCTGTTCCACTAGCCCATGATCCTCCTCCCATTTGAGAAGCAACAGCATCAGAAGCGATATTCTGGATTCCTAATCCTTTTATACCTTTATAAGTTGTCATTTAAAAGATTCCTTATGGTAGATTGTATTTAACTGGTTTAGCTCCAAGTCTTGCAATTTTTTGAGCTGATGTTTCGCCATCAACATTGTCTGCATCCCAAGCATCTTGAGCATCTTCGATTTCACCATCAACAATAGCTTGAGCTTCTGCTTTAGTTTTAGTTGTTCCAACAACTTTGCCAATCCATTGATCACCAAATATATTGTCATCAACCACCCAAACATTACCAGGATGACCTGAAAGGTACATCTGTTTTCTCTCTTCATGAGTGAAAAAACCTTTGCCCCAGCTTTCTTTTACACAGTATTTGTATGCCATAGTTTCTCCTTTTTTATTTTATATAATATTTTTAACTCGTTGTTACTTTTTTAAATGCGTGTGATAATGTCCATTCTTCTGTTTGGTTTTTGCTTGAATTATCTAATTTTGCCATTCCTGCTGTTATTGATTGAGAATTACCTCTACCCTCACCTGCTGTTTGTCCAATATCACCGCTTTCTGTCCAAGAAGTGCCATCCCATATTTCGGTTTTTGCACTTTGAGCAGGTGGAGATTCTGTACCAGCAAAAATCATACCACTACTAGAACTTGCTCCTCCAGATCCTAAATATGATCTACCTGTATTAAGTTCTGTAGTTTCTGTCCAAGATGATCCATTCCAAGATTCATGTCTAGTATCATTTGGTGTAGGACTACCTCCTGCTATAGCTCCTGAAGTAGAAATTCCAAAAGCACCATGACCAACAGTAGCTGTATTAATTTCGTTAACTTCGGTCCAAGATGTACCATTCCAATTTTCTACTGAATCAGTCATACCAGGAGCATAACCACCTACTTTAATAGCAGCATCTGATCTACCAAATGCTTCTACTTGCAATGATCCTGTATTAACCTCTGTTGTTTCAGTCCATGATGAACCATTCCAAGACTCTACGTTTGTTGTTGGGTTAGATGATCCTAACGGAGTTACACCTCCAGCAATTAGAAGAACATTATCAATACCAGCAGTATTTACAAGCGATGGACCACCTCTTCCAGTATTTATTTCAGTAATTTCACTCCAAGACGATCCATTATAAGTTTCAACTAGATTAGATGCGTTTTGACTTGGATATTCACCACCTCCAAACATCGCAGAAGTATGATCCCCAGTTATATTTCCACTATTTCTACCTTGATTTAAATTACCACCCGTAGCCCAAGTACCAGCACTCACTCCAATATATTTAAATTGTCCATCAGAAGAATTGTAATATAATTGTCCTTCAAATGTTGAAGGATAGGTTCTGTCTGGGTCTGTAGTGTATGACTTAACATGAACACCTTTGTCTTTTTTATAAGTTGCCATTACTTATCTTTTAATAACCAACCATGAGTGTTATCAACAAAGACTAATGTAAATGCAGCTCTTTCAGTTGCTACTGTTAAATCTTCTGCAACACCTTGAATTGGTTTTGAGTTTCTTCCAATTGTAATATTATTTGTATCAGCAGTTCCTGCATAATCAACAACTGTAACTTCATCTCCTAAACTTGGAGAAGCAGGAAGCGTAACTGTAAAAGCTGCACTTGTAGTATTACAAGGATAACCTTTACCAGCTGCTGCTGTAAATCCTGAAGTTTGAATAGCTTGCCAAGATGTTCCACCTGACATATCTACGAAATCTAAATTTCCAGATCCATCAGTTTTAATAACTTGGTTTGCATTTCCGTCTGCTGCTGGTAATTCAAATGCTGTTCCACCAGAAGCTAAAGTTAAAGCTGATCCATCAGATGAAATATATTCTCCACCTTTGTCATAAAAGTATAATCTTCTATCATCAGCTACACGAACAACCTCATTACCATCGTATTGTTGAAAAACTAAATCATCTGAATCAACACCAAGTTTTACAATTTGAACACCTGCTGTACCATCCATATCAATTGTAAATTGAAGTGTACCTGAATCTTTAAATTCTATATTTCCACCAGCTGCATCAATAACAATATCATCTCCTGAATCTATTGTAATATCTGAAACTGTACTACCATTACCAATAGTAACAGCAGCATCACCAACTGTAATATCATCAGCTGCTGAAGATACGCCAGTTTGTGCGTAAGTTTTTAATACTGAAGCAGCAACTTTTCTATTAGTTCCGTCTGCACCATTATCAACTATAAATAAATCAGCGTCTACAATTGCTTCGCCAATAGCTGAAGCACCATCTATATCTAATGCAGCTAAACTAACTTTGTTAGCTGTTGATATTGTATCTAATTTTGAATCTGCAATAGCAGCACTAGATGCTACACTTGCATTAACAACAGCATTAGATGCTAATTGATCAGCACCTACAGCATCATCTGCTATTTTATCTTGAGTTACTTGATCATCTGCAATATGTGCAGTATCAATAGAACCATCTGTGTAGTGTTCACTATTAATAGCATCATCTGCTATCTTAGCATTAGTAATTGCATCTGCAGCAATCTTAGCTGTAGTAACTTGTAAATCTGCAATATGAGCTGTGTCTATAGAACCATCTGTATAATGTTCGCTATTAATTGCATCGTCAGCAATCTTAGCATTTGTTACTGCGTCAGCATTTATTTTAGCTGTAGTAACAGCACTACTTGCGAGTTTGTCTGCTGTAACTTGTGAATCAGCTATATGAGCTGTATCTATACTTCCATCTGTGTAATGTTCAGAATTAATTGCGTCATCAGCAATTTTAGCTCCTGTAATTGCATCAGCTGCAATCATAGCTGTTTCAACAGTTCCACTTCCAATTGTTACAGCTCCATTAGAAGCTATTGTAACATCACCACTAATTGCTACTGGATTAAAGTTTGTACCATCAGCTACTAATACATGTCCTGAAGTATTAGTACCCATAGTTAAATCGTCACCAGAAATTGTTAAGTCTCCAGCAAGAGTAACATTAGCTCCACTAAATGTTAAAGCTGTTGTACTACCAGATTTGATAATTAAATTTCCTGAACTGTTAGTTAAAGTACCATATTGAGTGCCATCATCTTTTAAAATAACGTCAGCACCACCAGCATCTAATACAATATCTCCAGATACATCTAATGTGTAATCTCCAGTAATAGATGGAGTTTCTGGCATTGAAGTGTTTGTTGCACTTGTAATACCAATATAAATTGTTAAAGATTCATTTGATAATGAACCTGAATCCCAAGAAACTGTAACTGTTGTATTAGTTGAAAATGCTGTTGCTGTAATTGATCCGTAAATTGTTCCAGTTGAAGAACCAACTGCTTTTACTCTTCTGCCAACGTGATAAGCAGATGTAACGTCTGCACTTGCAATTGTAAAACTTGTACCAGATGCATAAGCAGGTGTATATGTTCCTGCTCCATCTCCATATTCAATCCATTCAGCCGAGTTATACCATTGCCTAATGTCAGCCATGATATCTCTCATAGCATTGTTAACATTAGAAGGTAACATACCTTCTGCTATACTAACCGAGCCTGTTCCTGTAGCTGTATTATTTGCAGCTGTTGTATCATATTTTCCTACGTATGATCCTGCCATTATTATCCTCCCATAAACCAAATAAATGTTTTGTCATTTTCTTGGTTGTTTTTTAATATTAATTCATTAACAGAACGTTCTACTTCACGCTGGAAGTAGTCTGTTTCTGAAAATGCAAATCTTATGTTATCTATATCTATTGTATCACTCATCGTAATCCTGATTTAATTGCTATTAAGTCTATACCTTGAGCATCATTCCATGTTGTAGCTGCTGCTATAGCAACTCCAATCTTATGATACCTTCCAGAAGATCTAACTGGAATATCTCCATTACTTCGTAAACTAGAATAACTTGTGCTAGTTCCGCTATCTGCTAATCTAAGTCTGCTAGTAACTCTTGCAGTAGACGTTCCATCTACTAAAGGTCTTACCATAGTAATAGTAGTTCGTGCTCCTGGTGCAGGTTCTATTTCACCTGTTTCTAATGTAGCTGCTAAATTAGATCCATCAAACTGAATAAGTTTATGATCTGAATCAAACCCTGCAAAATTAACTACACCACCTAGCCAATATCTTGAGTCAAGAGATACTGTTAAACTATCTAAACTTGAAGATGCTGTATCTAGTGTATCTACTGTAAAGGCTTCAGAAAATTGTGTAAAAATCATTTCAGCTGCTGTTTCTACAACTGACCAACGATTAACAGAATAATTATAAATTAATAATCTGTCTTGGACTCCTGTTGTAGCATCTGTACTAGGATATGACCAAACTGCTAAGTGATTTAATGGATCTGTTGCCGCTATAATATTTTGTTGGTAACCAGCAGATAAGTTATCTTTAAAATAATCATTAACTTTATGCTGACCTATTGCTTTAACATTTTCACCATCTATTTCAAAAAAACCATCTTGTGAATAAAAGAATACTCGTTTACCTACATGAGCTATTGCTTTAGCAAAAATAGAACCTCTGTTTTTAGATACAACAGAAAATCTAAATACTGTTGTTCCTCCAACATAGTCCATACGAGTTATTTGGTTTTCTTGAAATATATAACCATACTCACCACCTACAATACCAGTTATTTCACCACCATCTGCTAAGTCTTGATAATCAGATTGTTTAGTACCAGATGTCCAAGTTTCAACATCATTAATACCTGACCATTGTACTCTGTTCTTAACTGTTTTAATTCTTCCTACTACTAAGAAATCTCTAATAACTGCAGAAAATGTAAATACAGGTGGAGATCCACCTAGATCTGCAAATGCACTAGAAGTTCCTACTACAAATTTTTGTGGTGTATCTTCTCCATTAGAAGCAACTACTGTTGTTCCAAAATTAGAAAATGACCAGAAGTTATCAGCTCCTGCATTGTATGTTGTACTAGCTTGGCTAACATCTGAAAATGTTTCACCAGATAATTTGTATAATTTTGATTTAGTACCTGCAAAAGTATAAACGTTTGCACTATTATCTTTAGTGGAAAATCCACCAAAGCATTGACTATCTAATGCGTTTGATTTTTGTTGTGATGCTTTAAATGGTTTGTAACTAACAGCTGCAGGAAATACATTAGTTGCAGTTGTAGCTCCCTTATTCAAATGATCTGGAATATCGGGTAACCATTCTCCAAAAGGTACTTGCATATTAACCTTTCATAAACTTTTTTAATTTAGCTTGTGCTCTAGCTAAACTTGGAATATCCATTTCTACTCTGTGACCTTGTAAATATCCACCAGTAGGATCTGAATGAAATGATCCATATTT